GTTCAACTTCGGTGAATGTGCCGTCAACCAGTTTGTATACGTTCACACCAGCGTATTGTGGGTCGGCGTAACGGAACAGTCGACCAGGGATACTTGTATCAAACCTGTCGGCTGAACGTATCTCGGTTGTTGACGGTGTACGGAACAGCAACAGTTTGACCTGTGTGGCGCTCTGTGTGCCTGTACCTGTGGCTGTGGCTGTGCGCTGGCAAACACGGGCCGAAACAATGCTGCGGATACCGGTACCTGAGCCTGTAGCAGTACGGGACCTTGTAGTGAAACTCGTGGTGCTGGATGCCCCTGAGCCGTTCCCTGTTGCGCTACGAGGGGCGATATGAAGCGGGGTGGCACTAGATGACCCCAACCCTGACGCTGACGCTGTACGGGCGCGTGTGACCTCAAACGTGTTCGATGATGTACCTGTGCCTGAAGCAGTAGCGGTACGCAAAACGACACGCAAACCTGTAGCAGTCTGAGAACCCGTACCTGAACCTGACGCTGTGAAAGCACGAACAGTAAGACCAACAGCAACAGACGAACCTGTACCAGAACCCGTAGCGGTACGGGGCGCAATATGCAAACCAGTAGCACCACCAGCAGTAGTACCCTGACCACTAGCAGTAGCAGATCGGGGAACAACACGTTCACCTTCAGCAACACTAGAACCAGTACCAGACCCCAATGCCGTACGTTTGGCGATAAGCACAATCGCTGTTGATGATGAACCTAACCCTGACGCTGACGCCGTACGCCCAACTATCCGTAGACCTGACGCCGATTGTGTACCTGTGCCTGCACCTGTGGCGGTACGTGCGGTTACACCACGAAAGAAACCTTGAGTGTTCGCAAACGGTGACGCAAAATAAATAACTTTGCGCCGCGCATAATTAGGTACCTCGGCGAACTCCCTGAACCCAGGGGTGTCCGTGAACCCGAAAGTAAAATCGGTGACTCCAGTAGCCATAGGGCTACCTCACCCTAATCGAGGCTGAGAGTTAACGCGGTGATCTGAAACGTGTCACCGGCAGTAACAGCCGCAGACGACGACAAAGCGCCAGTCCACAAACAGTTACCCGCAGTTGAATTATCCCACAAAGAAAAATGCGAATAAGTTTCCGTAGTAGAAACATTGGTCCATTCAATAGTTGCCGAAGCAGACATAGAACCACTTGAAGCCGCACTAAACGTAACTTCTTTACGAGTTGTTTCCGTAGCAGCATTGCTTGTACCTGCTTCACCAGGATCACCTGTGTGCAGTTTTGTGTAAACGTTGCTAACCGAAAACGATTGTGCGCGGAGAGCATCCAAAAATTTGTTTTCTGCGTAATTAGAAATAGACATTTGTTACCTCACACGAAATAATAGCAGAACGAGAAAAGGGGTCAGGCAGGGGAAAAGCCTGACCCCCCTCTCAACTTACAACTGAACTATATGGTTCAGGCGCCGAGGCTTGAAGCCGACTCGATACGACGAAGCGAAGCCTCGCGGAATCGAGCATAGCCACCGAGCCAGTACCAACCGACAGGTTGGAAACGTGACAACACATCAACTACTGGACCGCGTACGACACGTGGGAACGCGCCGTTGCCGTCAACGATTGAGTGTGCCTTCGCCAAAGCCTGACGGCCTGCGATGTGTGTGCAATAAGCATCAACTGTTCCAGTCGATCCTGAACCGTTTGAGGCGTTCTCAAAGATTTTGGCTCGTGGAGTCTCAATGAAACGGACACCTTCAAAAGCGCCGATTTCACCGTTGTAGATGCCTGCTGGATCGCTGTACACGTGCGGGTCACGCCATGATGCTACGCCTGTCTCCTTGCGAAGATCGTACGAAACGTCTGGGTGAATGTAACCCATGTACATGCCATTGAAAGAAACTGCGTTCGCTTTGCGAAGTGCAGCAACAACCTTGCGGATGTCGTTTGCTTCAATGATGTCCGTTGCTTCAATTTCGGTGCGAGCAGTTGGGGTTGTTGAACCGCCACCACCGTAGACAACGTTTGTTCCTGCGGACAGTACCTCGCGGATAACACCGTCAACCGAGATACCTGCGTTGTAACCAACGAGGTTAGCGGCTGCCGAATCCACATCAAGGAACGATGTGCCACGAAGTTTCGCTGTTGTGTTTACGGCGTTGCCGTATTCTTCCAACGTTACTTCAACTTGGCTGTCGCCCATAACTACTGGAGTTACGTCTGTGTCCTCAGTAAGTGTCGAAGTCTTTTCAGCGAGATCGTTGAAAATTGTGAACTTGACCGATGAACCTGGCATTGCTTGTGCGACCGGCATAACGTCTGCGACCGCATCGAACAAAAGTTCGCTACGAAGCGCAAAATACGCAATCCGATCAAATGCAACCTGATCTGTGAGAAGGCTGCTTGTTTGTGTTTTTGACATTTCCTGTTATTGCTTTCTCCCGACAGGAACGGGAGTCCTGCGGGCTAGATGTTTTCTGCTTCTTGCCTTGCTTGAGCCAAAATCTGCATCACTTCGTCTTGATTTCGAGCCTGATTAAGTTTCGTGTTCCAATCAGCAACAGGTTCGCTGGTTTCACCCGCACGTTGCGCCTTTGTGAGACGGTTCCACGCATCTGCCTCAGATTTAACCTGAGCGTTTTGCGCTTCTTTGTGGATGAGATTCGCTTCTTCTGCAGCCGACCGAATTGCTTCGGGTGTGAACTCGCCGTCATAACCTTTGACGAAGTATTTAGACATCGGGGAATCCATTGGAACTCCCGCTTTCATAAACGCATACTCGCGTTTAATAGCGTCTGCTTCGGCAAGTGCTTGCTCTTTTGCTTTCAACTCTTTTTCAAGTTGACGCATCCGCGCCCGCACAGGGTCTTTCGGTGTTTCTTCAATCTCGTCATCGAACTCGTTGACGTTTGACATGGCTCACTCCTTCTGCCCACGTCACATTGGAGGATCGTGACGGCTGCATAACTCACCCTTGTTTCACGATAAAGTCGGGGATTCTTTACCGGTGTTCTTTTGGGAACAAACGAAGTGTAGCACACCCCTATTTAGGGATGTCAACAATATGGTTATTGTGCTTCGCCGACACCTGTTTCAACGGTTCCAGATGTTGCGCCGGTCGTTCTAGCGAACCCGCCACCACCCTGGAATTCGCCTAAACGCGCACGTTTGCGTTGTTCCAAAGCCTGTGTTGCGGCAACATCGTAACCGAAAGCGGCCCCAATTTTTTGTGCTTCGGTGAGGGCTTGTTGTGCTTCGTCGGGTGTGTATCCGCGTGCGATCAAATCTTCTGCGCTTAATGCCGTCAACTGGAATCCTGCTTGTTCTCGTGCGCGGGCAGAAACCTGTGCGGCTTTGGCTTGGCGTTCCAATAGTGGTGCGGCACGTGTTGGGTCAAGGAAATATGCAGCCAATCCTGCTTCGTCAACATTGTAAAGTTCTCGCATTTGACGCTTTACTTCAGGATCGGATTCAGAAACCTTTCGATATCCCTGTGTTATTCGGCTTTGTAATTCAACGACCGAAACATCGCCTTCAATAAGTTTTTCAAAATCTGTCAATGTATCGTAAAAGTCAGGTGGCATACCGTTTGCTCGCATCAGGTCGCGGTACTGGTTTTCTAGCCCAATATAACTTGCGACGTCTAATTCGGGCAATCCTTTTGCTACCCGTTTTGCGTTGGCGGCAAATCGTTTTTGGTATTGCTGTGTGTTTCTAATTGAGAAAATAACCGCATCTGGGTTGTTTATGTTGACTCGTTCTGCTGCGTATTCCCCGTAAACAACATCGGCTAAATCTTCCAAACCAAAAGTTGACAAAACGGCACGAATAGTTGTGCGGGCATCTCTAGCAGGACTAAAAGCCCTTGACTCACGATCTAAACGAGCAATGCGTTCCGCGGATTCACGATTCAAACGGGCAATGCGTTCCGCCTCAGTTTCTGTTACCGTTTCTTCTTCTTCTTCTTGTTGCTCTTGTGCGGGTTGGGTTACTCGTTCTGCGCCAGGGATATTCAACCCTGTTTCAAACGCCGCCAACTGTGCAGGATCAACCGCTGCCAACTGTGCAGGCGTAAGGGGCGCAATACCAAGATCAAGCAGATCGCCACTAAAACTCATGTCACTCATATTTGTTTACCAAACGCACGGGCCAAAGTTAAAGCAAGATCGGTTGCGTCACGGTTTGCTTGTTTTGTGAACTGATAACCATAGTCGGGGTTTGTTCGAATTTCTTGACGCCATTCAGACAACGATAGTTGACGTATGTTGCCTTTGCCATCACGGTTTGACAAAGCCGAACGCCATTTAGGGTTTGAAAAACTTATGGTGCTTGGGTCAACTTCCAATAGATTGGCTGCTTCGGATTGATAGTTTTTGAACATTGCGGCTGGGGTTAAACCGGAATCTAGTTGCATTTTCAGATGTGGCATTTCGCCCAATATGGCAAGTTTTGCGCGTTCACGCAAACCTTGTTCAGTTAAAGTCAAGTTGGTATTTTTCTCAGG